ATCATCCGGCATCACCACATTACTGTGGTTATAGGTCCACACCTTATCCGACGGTCGGTCCTGCACGAACGTCAGCGTCTGCCCGTTCCATACCGGCATACAGCGCATCGCCGAACAGAAATCACTGAGCACATCCCACGCCTTGCGCTGTGTGGTCAGGTACGCGTTACAGGTGATGCGCGGCTCCGTGCCGCCAAAACCGTCCGGCACCGACTGATCGCAATGCTGGCCGATGACATACAGCGCCCATTTGTCCACATCCGCCGCACCAAGACGTTTCCCCATGCCGTAGCGCGGATGGGTCAGCATATCCCACAGACACCAGGCCATGTTGTTGCTGTATGCTGGCTTAAACGTTCCGTCCCAGATACCGCTGTATTGCCGCGTCTGCGGGTTATAGTTCGACGGCACCTGCAGAATGCGCCCGCGCAGATGATAATTACGGCTCACCTGCTGGCTGCCGAACTGCTCCGAATCCACCTGCACGCCGACCAGTGCCGTGTTCGGGTAGCACTGTTTCACATCGATGATTTCGGTGTATGACGACCAGAGCGTTTTGTTCTGCAGCTGGTCTGTGGTGCTGTCCGGCGTCATCCTGCGCATCCGTATATTGAACGGGCGCGGCGGCAGGTTACCCACCACCACCGAGGCCAGATACTGCGAGGTGGTTTTGCCCTTAATGGTGATGTCTTTTTCCGTCACCCAGCCACCATTACGCTGGATCTGAACCAGCAGGCGGACTTCCGACGGATTCCTGTCCCCCTTTGAGGTGGTTTCCACCAGTGCCTGCACGCCGAAGGTAAAACGCAGTCGGTCAATGTTTGCCGACGTGATGGTCCGGGTGATCGGCGTGTCGTATTTCACTTCCGTACCCAGCACCGTCTCGGAGCCGGAGGATTCAAATCCCTCCGGCGGTGTCTGCTCCTGCTCACCGGCCCGGAACACCACCGTGACGCCGGAGATATTGGTATTCCCCTCACTGTCCAGCACTGGCGTACTGTTCAGCAGCACGCTTTTTAATCCATCCACCGGACCTTCAATCGGCCCTTCGCTGATGGCATCGATCACACTCAGCAACTGCGTGGACTTCAGGTTGTCCTTCGCTTCGCGCGGAGTATGCCCCTTACTGCTGCCTTTACCCATTCGTCACGCTCCATAAACGACAAAACCGCCCGGAGGCGGTTTCACATAAACGTTTTTCATCAGCGACCAATCACCACAACCTGACCACCATCCCCTTCGTCTGCCGTGCTGATCTCCTGAGAGACCACCCGCGACCCCACGCGCATTTCACCGTACAGAACGGGCAGAACATTGCCCTGGGCAACCATGTTATCCAGTGAGGAGAAATAGGTGTTCTGTTTGCCGTTATCTGTACTTGCTGCCGTGGGCGTCCTGGCTTTCGGTGCCAGCATCTGCGCCACACCACCCAGGATCATACTGGCCCCTGCTGCATACATACCCGATACAGCCGCGGCCCCCAGCCAGCCAACAGGGTTCCACCATGCCACCGCAATCAGCGCCGCACCCAGCACCGCCTGAAACACACCGCCACTTTTGGCCCCCGCCAGACGCGGAACGATGTGGATCACGGCACCATTTGCCAGCGGTTCATTAAGACGGGCAGATAATTCATTTTCGCCTGCATCACGCCCGGCAATGCGTACCTGATACCAGCCGTCGCTCAGCTTCTGACGAAACGCCGGGATCTGCATGGCCAGCGCCCGGATGGCTTCGGCCCCCGTTTTCACACGCAGATCGATGCGGCGGCCAAATCGTTGTAAATCCCCGTAAAGGCAGATGCGCGCCATGCTCGGTGACGCCAGAGGGAGTGTGTGCGTCGCTGCCATTTGTCGGTATACCTCTCTCGTTTGCTCAGTTGTTCAGGAATATGGTGCAGCAGCTCGCCATCACCACAGTAAATGGCGGCATGATTCGGCACCGATGAACCAAAACAGCACAGCAGCACATCGCCCGGCTGCGCCGCTGACAACGGCACCTGATACAGCCCTGTGGCCTCCAGATTATCCAGATAGAGATTCTGACCGTGACGCCACCAGTCATCCCCGCGATGAAAATCCGGCATCTCAATCCCCGCCAGATGGTAAGCATCCCGGAACAGCGTGTAACAGTCCGTCACCCCGTGCTCAAAGCGCCGCCCGGTGAGATGCGGCACACAGCGGAACTTATGAATCGTCCCCCGGCAGACCAGCCACCACGGCAAATCACTCTGCACCTGCAGCCGCCGGTCGGCCTCACTCAGCCAGGGCAGACCACCGGGGTGGCTGTGGACCAGCGCCACAATCTCACCCTGCATCTCTGCCCGCAGCCAGTCCTCCGGCGACATCCGGAAATACGCCTCCGGCTCACCGGAGATATTCACGCAGGGAAAATATCTTTCCCCTTCCGGCGTTCTCACCACGAAGCCGCACGACTCCGCTGGCGCACATCGCCGGGCGTGCGCCAGAATCGCTGATTCTGTCTCTGTCATGGGATTTACTGCGAAAGTTTGTTAATGGAAAGGTAGCCGCCAAAATTGCCGACGTTATTGCGGAACTTGCAACCACTCAGGCATTTGCTGCACTTATCCTTCGTGATATCGGACGTCGGCTGGTCATATTCATCCGCGACTGCCGGACCGTGATAACCGCACTCATCGCCGCGATAGGTCCAGGTGCAGGTGTTGGCCAGCATGATACGCCCCGGAAAAACAGCGCCGTCCGTTTCCGTCGGCGTGGACAGTACAAAGGAGGCACTGACCGCGCTCAGTTCGCTGCACTGCTCAATGCGCCAGCGGCTGATTACCTCCTGCTCCGGATCGGCGTCACTGTTTCCGTTGACGAAGTTCACCGCATCCAGAAAACGGGCGTAAACCTTACGCCTGACCACCGTTCCGCCGACCAGACTCTGCAGGTCTTCCGCCATCCCGGTGACCATGCCGTGCAGATTAGAGACTTTCAGCGTTGGCCTTGCACTGGCTCCTTTGCCGTTCATCTCAAATCCACTTCCCTGAATGGGATAGGCCTGATACTGCCGCCCCTGCCAGGTGACTGGTTCACCTTTTTCGTTCTGCTCATTACAGAAGAAATAACGATCTCCGCCGATCTCTGTCAGATCAATTTCCCAGAGCACGATCAGCGCGGATTGCTCCGTTTTAGTGCACTCATTGAGTGTTTCCTGCTGTATATCCTGCATCAGTGAGTGACCTCTTCAAAGGTACAGTTAAAATCGGTATACATGGCATTATCCGAAATGCTCCACTCCCTGCAGACAACCCGGACAGTCCTGTTGTGTTTTGGCGGACGCCACAAAAAAGCACGAATCCCGGCATGACGGGATAAAAAACTGTCCAGCGCGGCACGGGAATATTCATCTGTGACACGAAATACCGGTTTAAACGTTTTCAGATCCGCATTCAGACCACCAGCCCGTCGCTGTTCATATCCGTCACCAAACTTTACCGTAATAACTGATGGCTTTCGTGTCGTCTCCATCCCCTCACGGGGGATCCAGTTAAAAACTTCAGGCTCAGGCACTGTACAATCCTCCATCCCGACGCGATGACTGCATAATTGACACAACCCTGCTGTCGATCAGATCCACCAGTCCCCTGGCTGAGCGCGCATCTATCTCGCCATTGCTCCCTTGATTCTGAATGCTGATGTGATACACGGGAGAATAAACAAACCCCCCGCCACTATTCACATTGCCAATGGCTCTGACCCCAAGAGAGCCGTCCGCTGCCCGTGTCAGTGGCATGATAGCTTCAGGCCCGGCCTCGCCCATCAGCCCGGCACCTTTCGCAAAAGCAAAATACGTCGGTGTATCCACAATAGTGTTACTGTAAGCACTCAGATTTGCCGATGTGTAAACACCACCTTTTGCGTTTGCCACCGCCCCCGAAATCCATCCGCCGACTGTACCAAGCCCCCCTCCGGCACCGGAGAGTGACTTCAGTCCGTTAACAATGGCCGCATTCATCAGAATTTTTGAAACTTCCCGGAGAACTGAACTCCCCCAGTTTCTCCAGTCCACAACATTTCCGGCCAGTGCATCGGAAATATTTGATACCAGTCCGTCCATAGTGGAAACGACAGCATCTGCCGCCTGCGAAGCATAATCGGTGGCACTGTCTGCCCAGTTGGTCAGCCCCTCCTGGAGTCCTGCATTCCAGTTATTACGTAAAGCATCGGCCTTTGCATAATAATCCTGCTGATCGCTGAGACGCTCTTCCAGATATTTTTTATTCAGTTCTTTCTCCTGTTTCCACAGGGCTTCTTCAATTTCTCCGGCCTGATACTGTCTCAGCAGCTCGTTATTTTTCTGCTCAAACTCATGCCGGATACTCCACATTTCCTGGAGTCGTTCACGCATCCGTGAGCCTTCACCATATCCCAGTAACTGCGCTTCGTCAGATGCCCGGGTACTGGCATTACTGTCCGCCAGGCTGCTTTCATACGCAGCAAGCTGCTCACGAATCTTTTTCTGGTCGATGAGTGCTGCATTCTGCAAAAGCGTTTTTTTCTGCGCTTCTGACAGGGTTGATAATTCGCCCTGACTGACCTGATATTTCATCTTAGCCAGTTCAGTATTCTGCCCTGCCAGTGCTATTTGTTCTTTTTGCTGTTTAATCAGCCGTTTATAAATATCTTCTGTTTTTTCCGCTTCGGTCTTTTTATGCGCTTTGGGTTTATTTGCCTGGTTATTTCGCCAGGCATCCAGTGAGTTATTGATATAATTCTGTCTGGCTGTCTGATACGCCTCTCCCACAAAGCCGAGATCATCCGCAGCATAACCCAGGCGGGCACGCTCACGGACTTCCCCCTTCAGGCGGGACAGAGCCAGTTCGCGCTCGCTGTTATTCAGTGCAGTCTGCTGTTTATCATCCAGGGTTGCCTGTGGTAGCCGTAACGGTACATTCACCAGCCCCTGTCGCTGCTGAAGTAATTCATTACCGAGCCCGAGAAGGCGATTAAACTCGGTATGCTGCCCATTCATGATCAACAGGGACTGATACGCTTTGTTTTGTTCCGCGGCCTGTTGACGGATCAACGCCCCCCGTCGCTCCTCCAGCCCGGCAAGCACATCCTGAATGGATTGCGCTTTGCCCTGCATTTGTGTGAGACGGGACTGTTCAACTGCCAGTTGATTTGTTGCTTCTGCAAGCCCTTCTGTGACAGTTTTTACCGACGTCATGTGGTTAATCATAAAACCGTTATCGGTTGTCCAGCCCGGGTTTGCCAACACATACTGATAGCCAGCAATTTTTTCCTGTAAGGATTTAATCTTACTTTTCTGCTCGTCAATTAACCTGTTTTGCTCATCAAGTGCCTGCCGCGTCTTTTCCTCATTATCTGACGCTTCAGGAAGCGACATTGCCGACGTTTTCTGGCGAATTTCGTCGATTGTTGCGGCATACTGGCGTGCAGATTCTCTGGCCTGCTCCTGATTCTGATACATCGTGTACCAGGCCGTCGCCCCCAGCATGACGAGTCCCGGCACACCACCAACCAACCCCAGCGCACCACTTAACAGACGACTCCCCACTGACGTGACAGTATTCAGCGTTGTCTGTGCCGCTGTTCTGGCCGCAATATTACGGGTAAGTGACGCCTGGGCAGCTGTCAGCTTCGCTTCTGCTGCGGCCTGCCTTTCGGTACCGCGAGCAGCAACAACCGCCTGTTGCGCACGATAAACCGCCGCACGCGCCCTGGCGGTTGCTATCTGTGTCCCCCGAAGTTGCGCTTCAGCAAGAGCCACTTCGTTTCTGGCTGCAGTAATTAATCCGGCAGTTGCAGATCCAGCAGACGACGCCATATTGCCAAAATATCGGGCTACCCCGACGGCAACCAGAGCACCGGCAGCGGTTGCCACGGTGTCAATATTGCCTGCAAGACCATTCAGCACCCCGGAGAGCGTCTTCGTCACTCCGCTTGCCTCGTTCGCACCACCAACCCAGGCCATAAAGGCGTTTTCAACTTTGGTTGCAGAGGATGAAACCGTATCAGGCATTGCCGCATATTCATCACGTAATGCCCCAAGCTGACTAATCAGTGCAGGAACAACCTTATCGGCGGTCAACTTTCCGTTATCCGCCATGGCCTTCAGATCCTTACGGGCAACTCCCATTCCCGCAGCCAGAGCACGAATAACACGATCGCCGTTCTCATTCACCGAGTTAAACTCTTCACCGCGCAGCACTCCCTGCGCCAGAGCCTGACTGAACTGCGTGATCACCGAACTGGCTTCTGCTGTACTGGCACCGGATAATTTCAGGCCCGTGGAGATCGCCTCGGTGACTTTCAGTACCTCCTCAGAACTGTAACCATACTCCCGCATGGAAGCTGCAGAGCGGGCAAAAAGGCTGGCGTTATCAGAAAAAGCCGTCCCCGTTCTCTGGCTGATCGCCATTAATTCACGCTGTGATGACTGAAAATCATCACTGGACTGTGAGGCCTGCTTCAGACGGGCATTTACTGAATTCCACTCATCGGCGAGAGAAATAAGATGACCGGTAGCAAAAGCCCCGGCAAATGCCCCCGCCATGTTCAGTGCCGAAGATTTAGCTGTATTTATCTGATCCGTCACTTCTGCCAGTGCACGCCGCATTTCACGGGATGCAGCAGCGGACTGCCGGCCTCCGTTCTGCATGGTACGGTAGTAATCCTGCCCCATACGCGAAGCCCGGGAGATCTCTGACTGGAATGACCGGGAATTTGCCGAGATTTTAATAATCAGTTCACGTAATGTCGCCACACTCATTCTCCGGACGAAAAAAAACCGCCGAAGCGGTTATGTTGACTCACTGAGACACTATTAAAAGCGCGTTTTCCAGTCCAGCAAATGGATCTGATACGCCTTCTGTCTGCTCCTTCTCCCACTGAAGAAGCGCATCATTCAGTGGCACTTTGACCCCCTGCGCACCGTAAACAGCTGAAACAATCTGGGCAGCCCGGATATCAGCCCGTTCGTCCCCCAGCGGGCTGAACCTGTCAAACTCTGCCCACATCATGATTTCTGATGCGGACATTTCCCGGCGTAACTCTGACAATGTGCGCCCCATCCTGAGCGCCAGCATCATCAGAAAACGCATCCCCGGAAGCGCTACTTTTTTTTAACCTCGCCGGCATCACTGATCAGTTCCAGAGACTGCCGAAGAAGCCGCGCATGCACCGGGCCATACACGGCAATCACCTGTTCACGATCATCCACTGAAAATACAGGTTGCAGTCCGGTATCACACAGAACATCGATGAACAGTTCAACATCCGCTTCCAGATTTCGGCGGGCGAGCTCCGCAACGGATAACGGTGTCTCATCATCTTTTGCTTTAACGATCTCCTGCCAGCGCAACCAGGCTTCTGCAGAAGGTTCCCGTAATACAACCGTTGCCCCTTCCCATTCAGGCACATCAACAGTTTTATGGCGAAACCCCGACATCGCTGCCAGTGCCAGATTACGGATATTTTTAGTCATCACATCTATCCTCATTAACTGACGGTAACAGTGCAGGAAGTAGAGGTCACCTTGTTAACAGGGCTTGCTGAATCAGAAATCTCGCAGGTATACGCACCGGCATCACCGGATGCTGCTGATGCCTTACTGAACGTTGCCGCCGTCTGTCCGGAAACAGGAGAACCACCTTTTTTCCAGGCATAAGAATAAGGCGGCACACCACCCGCAGCCTCAACCGCCATTTCAAGTTTCGCTCCGGAAGAAACCCGCAGCGTGCTTTTTAAATCGACCTTCACTTTCAGCGGCTCTGTCGTCAGCACAGGTTTCCCTTTCAGGCGCAGAGAAAACGTTGCAGCCACAACACCATTGGTTCCTGCAGACCAGGTATGCTGACGCACCTCTGCCATAAAGGTAAATCCGTTGCCTGACGGAAAAATAACTTTAAAGCCATACGTGGTGTCATTGTCATAGGCACTGCGCAACGCGTTCTGGGCAGCATTCAGATAAAAGTTGCCTGACATGGAAATCTCTGAAGCAGCCCCAAGGCCGTTAATATTTTCCTGCTCAACAGAACACAGCGTGGTGACATCAATATCCTGCTTTTGTCCTGCGGTAAACTGCACCTCTTTGATTGTACAGCTCAGGCCAAGATAGCTGGCAGAATCCAGGGTTTCTGCTGTTACCGGTGCAGACGAAATCATAATTTTCGTCAGTTGCGAACGCTCAAAATTAGAGGACATACTCGTCTCCTGAAAATAAAAAAACCCGCCAGCGGCGGGTGGGTAAAATCATTAATGACCTCAGGCTATTACCTGGAATTCAAGCGTGGCTCTGCTCAGACGGGAGTCAGGATCATAACCCTGCGCTTTAGAAATAACGGAGGGTGCCAGTTTTCTTACCGCATCAAGCGCCTGCTCACGAATATTATCTGCGTCATCAGGTACTGTCGCCCAGACATCGATCTGCACGGTAATTCTGGATTCAGCCTGCCCATCAAGCACATCAGATGCCGTGTCAGACACCACAGAAAACACCAGCCACGGCGGAGATACCGCAGGCTTTCCCTCCGTCAGCGGGACCACATAAGGATAAACCTGTCCTCCGGCCAGCTGAGACAACAGGGAATACAGTGTGCCCTCCCTCATTTACTTAAGACCTCATCAATAGCCTGATTCATTCGCTGTATGGCAACCTGCGCCGCCAGCTCCTCTGTCGTATCGAAAGCCGGGCGAATGAATGGATGCGCGGGCATGTTTATCGTTCCCAGCTCCACAAAGCGCCAGTAAAATGCATTTCGGGGATCGCTGGCTTTCATGCTGTTATCCCTGTTTCCGGTTCGCAGGTTCCGTCCGCGAATGTGGACACCCGAGATAATTTCCCCCCGACGCTTTGAACGCTGAGTGAGAACAACCACATTTTTCTTCAGTTTCCCGGTTCGCTCCGGCGCACGTTCAACAACTGCATCCCGCATAACTTCAGCACCGGCACGGGTGGCATCGCGCAGAACCTTATTGTTTTCTGCCCTGCTGAGCGTCTCCAAATCCCGTGCAATATCCGCCAGGCCGGAAAAATCAAGACTGAAATCCATCACACATTCCCCTTCAGGCTGCAGAGTATTTCAAGCCGGGTAGCGCGTGCATCCGGTATTGGTGGACCTTCTATACCCAGAATGGCCCCTTTAAATGCACCGGTCAGCACTTTCAGACGTGAAGTCGCTGTCACATCGCGCCGGAATCTCATCCAGACTCTGACCGTAGCCTGAGCGGTTTCTGCTCCGCCTGAGATTATCTCCCTCCCGCTGATACCCTTAACTTCTGCCCATACGGTAGCTCCCTCCGTCACCGTCTCCACCGGATGCCCTGACGGAGAGCGGGCGGTGGTGACATTCAGAATAATTACGCGATCACGTAATCTGCCCGCCTGCATGTCTCCTCCTACAAAGGAATAAAACGATAAGGCTCCAGCAGAGAAGAAAAACCAAACGGGACTGGTGCCTTGCTGACATCTGAGGAATTTTCCCGGTTTTCGTGCCAGTGCCCGACCAGCAACATGAGCGCCAGCAAAACATCATCAGCTATAAGCACCCCTTCAGGATCACCTTCCGGCACCGTCTCCTCATAAAGCTTACGGTTGATAAAATTTTCTGCCTTGCGGCAGGCAGCCCGGAAATACAGCATCAGTAACTCATCATCAGTTGCATCATCTGTATCAATACGGCACTGCGCCCTGAGTTTTTCCACTATTGCTGCCATCAGAAACTCCTGCCCGCAACACTGTGCGGGCATAAAAAAACCGCGTCGGCGCGGTCTGTAACTGAACAACGAGTGGTTATTTGCCAGTGAGCGCCTTGATGGCTGCCACATCTTCCAGCACACAGTCAAAACGATGGAAAGCCAGAAATGCCACCTGATCAAACTCAGCATAACGCTCAACCAGACGTTTCAGTTCCATATAAGTAACGCGGCGAATGATAAAGCGGTTGAAATCCCCCAGGAAAATGAATTTTTTTCCGGTACCAATCCCGTCAATAGCCTGATCAATAACATAAGGGATCCCCAGCACAGTAGCCGGCGTACCGCCTGCAATATCCGGCAGCCATAACGGGCGTTTCTGTCCATCCTCCATCTCTTCAATAGTCTGCAATGTGGCATCATTGAATGCCCAGCGGTATTTCGGCCCACCACGATATGCCGGATCAATGGCATGTTTCAGGGCATTCATTTCTTTCCAGGTGAAAGCGGCAGAGGCTGCAGTCTGGATGGTTCCCGTCACCGACGCTGCCAGCCCTTTTGGCTGTAACGGTGATCCCGTTCCGGTCCCCTGAACCAGATATTTTGCCTCTCCACGACCAATACGCTGGGCAATACGGTTTGCCAGATAAGATTCAATATCCCCCCCACTGTCCTGGAGCAGCTCATTGGACACACGAATTATTTTTGATGACAGCTTTTTAGCCCCCAGAATAGCGGTCCCGAACGTCACATCCTGTTCCGTTGCGGCTGTATTCTCCGCCAGCAGTTCGCCCTCTTCAGTCGTGCCATCAGACGTTGACCAGGTGATATCCTGCCCGGTTGATGTGGTCAGAAGTTGCGCCACACTGGCAATCCCGCCATAAGCCTTCATGGTGTCAATGATTTTGTTACGCATCTGCGTGGGCACCGTATATCCGCCCTGAGAATCCGTTGTTACACTCTGAGCCCGCAGTTCACGCATCAGATTACGCTCTTCAGCATTCAGTTCTGCAAATCCGGCACGCAGAAAACGGTTAAATGCCGCAGCGCGCTTCTCTTCCACCGCCTTTTTCCCGTTCTCCGCCTCATTATTCTGGCGCTCTTCCGGCCCGGACTCATCCACATATGCCTGATCCTGACGGCGCAACTCTTCTTCACGGGCGATTTGCTCATCCAGCGCATCCAGCTCAGCTTTCGCCCTGTTCCACTCTGCCCGTTGCTCATCAGTCCATGCGTTATCACCAATTTTTTCATGCAGTGCACGCATATCCTTTGCAATGGTGTTTCGTTTTTGCTTCATCTCATGAAGTTTCATCGTCAGTAGTATCCTTATGCATTAAGAAGGGTCAAAAGACGCTCACGCGCCATTCGTTCGTTAACAGCTTTCTTCAGCGCACCCCTCGCCCGCGCTTCCTGCCAGGCTTTCATTGAGCGGACACCAGAGTCTGCGTCCTGATAGGCCGGATATGTCACCGGGCTGACGTCATACAGACGAGAAATGCGCGTGATTTCCCGGATAACAATCCCCTCGTCGTCTTCATACCAGCTCTCTCCGTCACGGGCGACACGAAACGCGAACGAGGACTGATTAATGTCACCACGCAACATTGGAGACAGCACCAGGTCACAAATAGTCGGAGTATCCGGTGCAACAATGTCATAACGTAAACCGCGTTCATCCACCGACAATGACAACGTGCCGGCAGAACTTCGTCCGAGAATGAAATTAGGATCATGATTAAACAAGCCACGTACATCATCATTCAGTACATCATCAAAAGCCCCCGGCTTGATGATTTCACGAAATCCCCACAGAGGTTCTGAACGACTGTTAAATACCGAGCCATACCCCAGAATGTGGGTCGGGGCATTATCATATTGTTCCGCCCGCACCTCCCCGCTGTAACAGCGCGTTTCACGGTCATTCATCGTTCTTTTCCTCTTTGCCTTTCGTATCTTTAAAGTTATTCAACGGATTTGCTGCATTTACGCTGACCAGCATTTCATCCAGACCGTCAACCGGGTTCATATCCTCAAATGCCCTGGCTTCATTCCGACTCATCCAGCCATCTGTAATGGCAAAGTGATAGAACTGCGCACGCTCCTGTGGGGTCCCACGGAGCAACCCCGTGAGGTTGAAACGAACGTAATACCCGGCAGCCCGTTCTGTACGGGTAAACAGGCGACGGTTAAGCTCCTGCTCCCAGTTCGCAACCCAGGGCATCATCGTGTAGCGAACAAACTGAATCGCCTGCTGCGTAATATTCGAAAATGTGGCTTTTTCCAGGTCATTAATCATGTGCGCCGGGACATTAAAAATCCCGGCAATCATCGACCGGTTCAGCTTGGTCATATCAATGATCTGAGCATCCACCGGAGAAACTGTCAGAGCGCGGTAATCCAGTTGCGCAGGCAGCAACATGGTTTTATTTTCCTGGCTGCGAAGCGCTGTCACCGCCCGCTGCCACATATTTTTAAGCCTGCCCCAGCTTTGTTCGTTCAGTTCATTTTTCACAGAAATAATACCGGCAGGACGGGCATTACCGTTAAAAAAGGCGCTGGTATACTGCTGGCCACTCATTCCCATACCAATGGTTTCAGCATGCTGCATGATCGGGCTCAGTCCCATTTTCTGATTGTTTCCCAGCGCCCTGATATGGATCATGTCGTCCGGACTTACCGCAAATGCACCCTCTTCGTTATACACCCCGTAAGTATGACGCCCACCGGTGTTAAGTAACGTGGTTTCCCATGGCATACAGCATTCAAGGCTGGTAACCTCTCCACGACGATTACGTTTTACCCACGTATAACCATTGCCCCACCCCAGCACATGACGCTGCTTCAGTTCCCGCCACTTATAGCTGGTCTGCCAGGCATTCGGTTCATCATGAACGAGCCAGAACAACGGATGATCGCGTGCAGGCTGAACATGCTCATTCGTTTTTCGCATCACATGCAGGGGCATCTGAGCCACACTGGATGAAATAACATAAATACAGGCATAGACAGCAGCCAGCTTCATGGATGTTTCCGGACTGACATACACATCCCGGGCAAAAATATTATCCGTCTCAGCGGCCTCTCCGGTTACCGGAACCGAGGGATTTTCCAGAGGCTCACTGCGAAACAGAGCATCAAGAAGCATGTTTTCTCCTCATGGACACCACCAGTGCATAAAGCAGCAACAAACAGCCCGACAGCATCAGAGACGCTGGCAGACCTGCATACAGATAAACGCCAGCAGTGAGCAAACCGAAACCGATCAGCCCGGTCATATCAGTAATAAGCTGTTTCACAGAATTAACAGGTCCTCATCAGGATCAAGCGTGGACAGAAAGTCATTCACGCCCCCGCCATTTACCAGAAAGCGGCTCATGGCCGTAAAAAGCGCAACAGGGCCGTCGATTTTGGCTTCAGGCGTGGATTTATTCGGGAAGATGTTGTCGTTTTTGTCCGGTTTTACCGTAACGTTAGACATCATCCAGTTCATGACCGGATGATTGCTGTGATGGAAACGCCCGGCATAAACCAGTGATTCCGTTTCCTTCATGGCCTCTGACAGATTGCGGACCGTCTGCGGAACCTCCACCAGCGGTATCCCTTCTTCAGCCAGTGCCAGGCTGAACTGCATTGCGCTCCACGGGTCAAATCCCAGTTCCCTGAGGTTTTCACCGCCAATCCATTCCAGTAAGTCACTTTTTATCTGAGCATGATCGATAACATCACCATCCGTCAGGATGAGCTTATCCATCTCCGCCCCCTTCCGGTAAAGTTCTGCCTGCTGCCGCGAGCATCGCTCCAGCCGTCCTTCCGGAAGCCAGAATTTAAAATCAGCATGAACATGTCCGTTATCGGTTCGCCAGAGTTTTGCCGCCGCACAGATATCAATCTTATGAGCAAGGTCTACGCCGACCCACATGGGATATGTTTTCAGCTCATGTTGTGGAGCAATGTATTCGCACTTCTCCCACTTAATCATATCCATCCAGGCAGATTCGGCAGTGACCCACACATTCATGTGTTTGGTAAAAAAATTCCCCCGCGCAGAGACCTGCTCCTTCGCTTTTTTCGCCAGACGACGCAGATCATCCCAGCGTTTACAGATGCCCAGGCCAGGATTCGCTTTCTGCCAGACCGTTTCATCAAACGGATCATCTCCCTCATCGAGCGTGTAAATGATCGCAAAGTAGGAGTCGTCTTTTACCGCGCCCTCCACGTCGCTGTTATAGCCTCGCAATACCTTAATGGCGTAATCGCGCTGCTCGTAGCAAATCCCTTCCTTGTTAAAGCCAGCCGTGGTGATGCCAAATAACAGAGACTGCAGACGGGCACCGGTTGCCGTTTCCAGAACGTCCCACACGTCACGGGTTTTATGAGCATGCAGCTCATCAATAATGGCGCAGTGGATGTTCAGACCGTCCAGGTTGTTTGCATCCGAGGAAAGCGGTTCAAATTTTGATGCGCTCTGCTCCTGGTAAATCGCCAGCTTGTTGAAATCAAACAACCGCCCGAGTGTCGACCGGGCTTTTCTGACCATATTTTTGGCGTCTTCAAACACAATTCTGGCCTGGTCACGCGTGGTTGCGGCTGAATACACCTCAGCCCCGCCTTCACCATCTGCCCCCGTCATATACAGACCGATACCCGATGACAGGGTTGATTTTGCGTTTTTACGGGCAACTTCGTTGTATGCTGTCCGGAACCGGCGCACCATCACCGGGCGTCCACTGCCATCGCTGCGCATGACAACTTCCCCGGTTTCTTCATTCACCAGCGGAATGACAAAACCAAAAATATTAATGAGGATAAACACATGCCAGTCCATCAACTCAATGGGCTGACCTGCCAGCGCCCCTTTCACATGGGGTACAAATTTGTAGAAATTAAGGATGTGCTGTGCACGAGGTTCACTGAAATAAATCCCCCGCTCTTCGCCGTACTTCAGATCATCAAGAAAACGCTGGCAGGCCAGACGGACAAATTCGCCAGCAACAATTTCTCCTGCAACAACACGTTCGGCGTAGCGGATCCCGTCAGCCACTTTTGCCATCAGTCTCTCGCTTTTAAAAGCTCTGCCAGCGGATCAACATCATCCGGTCCGGCGGTATTTACTTTCGCCCGGCTTGCCGGTGACATACCAAACTCTGCAAGCATCGCCCGAATCCGCTTCCAGGCATCAGCCTTCATCGCAGCAGCCGGGTGTGCCTTGATCAGCACATCGCCATTCTGCGTTTCCGTGCGGTAGGTATAACCCTCAACATCGAGTATTTCGCAGTGATGCCGGTATTCGGTGTAGGCTTCCACCAGTAACTCGAGCGCACGTGCATCGAGCTGAGAAATGATCCCTTCCGCATTCAGCTCTTCCGCCATTCGCCTGAACCAGTACTTCCCCTGCGCCCCTAAATGTTGCGGAATTTTAGGGAGACCTTTTTCATCCTTTTTAGCGGTTTTTTTGGAGTCTTTAACTGGCCGCTTTGAGGGGTTACCTCGTATCAAATGCAGGCGTGGCGGGGTTTTCGGGGGTCCAGACATAATCGGTTTTACCTATCAATCATTTAATCACATTCCAAAAAAAAGTTTTCGAACCTGCGGCGATGCGAGGAAAGGTCAGGCGGCGGTACTGAGCAGCCAGGGTTGCAGAGATTTGACCTGCCCCTCCCCTACAGATGGGAACTGTTATCAATTGAGGCGTTCGCGCGCTGTTTTTGCTTTATGACAGGGCCAGCACAGACTCTGCAGGTTACTGTCTGCATCCGTGCCACCATGAGCTTTCGGAATGATGTGGTCCACAGTTCTGGCTTCAACGGCTCTCCCATTGCGCAGGCAGTTCTGACACAGATGATTATCACGCTTCAGTATGCGCGCACGTATGGCATCCCATTTCGAGCCATAGCCACGCTGGTGGCGGCTCAGTCCGCGTTGATGCTGTACCCATCCTTCGCCACGATGTTTATCGCAGTAACCAGAACTGTCTGTGGTTGTACCTGCACATCCACGCTTACGGCAGGCGCGTGGGATTCGTGGGGGCATATGTACTCCAATGAAGAAGCCACCGACATAGCCTCCTCCATTCATAGTGAAACTATTTTCATCTACCCAGTAATGAATTCTTTGTAGAGTTGTGATCAATACAACTCACTAATGGAGAGGCTTGTCCAACACGTTGGACAAGTTTCCTGTTTGATTTACTGGACACTATAGAAGGACAGAATGCCTTCATCACTCGAATAACATCAATTAAGGAGGTTCAACATGTTTCATTCCACAAATCATCAGGCTGTAATTATGGCTGCATCAGCTTGTGCCACAGACCTTTTCCGCTTCACTTTGAGCCTGATTCATTTCTACCTGACCGGCTCGCCTCTATCTTTTTAATCCCCGCTTTATCCAAATTGCATTGCCAGAATGCCGACAACAGACTGACATTCAAATCCTGACTACCTCCAATAGGCTGAGCATCCACCTATATAGTTTTAATTTTCATCAATCCATTTAACTATCGTTTAATTGTTGTCACATAGGATTCTGCCGTTTTTAACAATGCAGGATAATAAGATGAAAAAAATGTTGTTTTCTGCCGCTCTGGCAATGCTTATTACAGGATGTGCTCAACAGACGTTTACTGTTGGAAACAAACCGACAGCAGTAACACCAAAGGAAACCATCACCCATCATTTCTTCGTTTCGGGAATTGGACAGGAGAAAACTGTTGATGCAGCCAAAATTTGTGGCGGCGCAGAAAATGTTGTTAAAACAGAAACCCAGCAAACATTCGTAAATGGATTTCTCGGTTTTATTACTTTAGGCATTTATACTCCACTGGAAGCGCGTGTGTATTGCTCACAATAATTGCATGAGTTGCCCATCGATATGGGCAGCTCTATCTGCACTGCTCATTAATATACTTCTGGGTTCCTTCCAGTTGTTTTTGCATTGTGATCAGCCTCTCTCTGAGGGTGAAATAATCCCGTTCAGCGGTGTCTGCCAGTCGGGGGCTGGTTGCATTATCCACGCCGGAGGCGGTGGTGGCTTCACGCACTGACTGACAGACTGCTTTGATGTGCAACCGACGACGACCAGCGGCAACATCAGCGCGCAGAGTTTCATTTTCAGCTTTCGCATTGGCTAATTCTCTCGAGTACTTTGCATCGAGTGCAGCAACATCACGCTGACGCTGCTGCATGTCAGCGATAGTGGCGATCGCCTGCTTCAGCTCACTGACTTTTTTATCACGCTGTTCTTTGTAGGCGATGGCGTTATCACGGTAATGATTGACCGCCCACGACAGGCAGACGATGATGCAGATAACCAAAGCATAAATAATCGCGGCGACTCTGCTCACTGCTCTATCCCCCAACAGGCTAATGCGCTTTCCTGGTCACGACGAATAACCTGTCCATAGCAGTTATTTGAACGTATGCGGCAATCGCGCCCACCATCTTTTATCCACCAGCGAATCGCCTCGCATGCGCCCTTACGATCACCGGCATTCAGCCGCTTATAAAACGTCGACGGAAAACACTTACCGGGGCCAATGTTATAGGGACAAAATGACGCGATACCCGCTTTTTGTGGCTCGGTCAGTAGTACTTTAATATTGCGCTCCACCCATGCCAGCGCCTTATCACGCTCAATGGCGTTGACCTGGTCGCATTTTTCCTTCGACAGTTTCATACCGGGAAAAACGGGTTTTCCATCCACCATCGTGGCACCCCGACAGATGGTCCAGATGCCGGACCCATCGCGGTATGCCGTTGTGTGGTTACCTTCTTTTTCATCCAGAAACTGGTCGAGAATATCAGGCGCGGGCGCACCGACGGCAATCAGTGCCAGAACGGCAGCCGACAGGCCGTATCTGATTTTTGCGTTCATGGATATTTATCAGGATTTATCGGTTTCTGCCCACGGACAGGTTTATCTGTTCCGATCAGTGACTTAAGGTTGTGATTCCGGAGGAGTCTTCAGAGAACCAGTAATTCTTCCTGGTAGCTTTCCTTTGTAGGTTATCCAAACATTCTGCGCATCTAAAATTACGGAGCGCTTTTCCGGCGACTGCTCATCCCCTTCACATAACCCGGCAGCAACATCCAGGAAGACCTGTCTGATGCTCCTTCTGGCTGCTGCCTCATAAACCTCCAGCGCGGCACCTTCAACACGGTCCAGCGAGATGTCCAGGTCAAAAATTTCACCGTCAAAGCGTTTTTTGTCCCGTAACGCTAAAGTTACCGTAACTTTATTCTCAAAATTGCGGATCCCTTTCACAATCAGTTCATAGTTTTGAGTCATTGAATTACTCTCCCCGTGCAGCCTTACGCTTGTCTTCTTTAATCTTGAAATAAAGGTTTGTCAGATACGTCAGCAGGCCAAATACCAGACTACCCAGCACACCTATTGCCGCCCACTGTGAGGGCGTGACTTTATCGAGCAACTGTAAAAACCAGTACCCGGCACTACCTGCTGAGGTGCCATAGGCGACACCCGTTGTTAACTTATCCATGGATTTCATAACCCCACCTCGCAGATGCGGGTGCTGTGTAATGGAAATAAAAAGGCCACCTGACGTGGCCACCAGATTATTTCCCCACCAGCTCGTTTATCTCTTTCACTGTCTGGTTAAACCGCTCTGACTCAAGCTCAACGCCTAAGGCCCGACGCCCCAGCGCCATTGCTGCTTTTATTGTGGAACCGGATCCCATAAAAAAATCAGCAACCAGATCGCCTGGTCGACTACTGGCATTGATTATTTGCCTGAGCATATCCGCCGGTTTCTCACACGGATGTTTCCCCGGGTAGAACTGAACGGGTTTATGCATCCAGACATCGGTATAAGGCACGGAGACTGATACGGAGAAATAGCGCCGGAGAGATTTAAACTCATCCAGCAATTCAGAATATTTGCGATTCAGTGAATCATAAGATGCCACCAGCTGGTGGTGTGGTTGTTCCAGTTGTTGTTCCTGAAACTTCTCTGCCGCTATACGGGAAAACAGTGCCTGTAACTTCCGATAGTCAGCCTCATTCGGCAACTGCCACTGACTGGCACCAAACCAGTGGGAAACCATATTTTTCTTACCTGTGGCTTCGGCAATTTGTTTTGCCGTTATACCCAGTTCGGCACGAGCATCCCTGAAATACGATATCAGCGGTGCCATTATGTGCTGTTTGAGTTCCCTTTCTTTTGCCGCATAGCCGTCACTTTTGCCGCGATATGGCCCCTGGTAATGTTCAGCAAACAGAACGCGCTCTGTGGCAGGAAAATATGCGCGCAGACTTTCTTTATTACACCCATTCCAACGTCCGGACGGCTTCGCCCAGATGATATGGTTAAGCACGTTGAAACGTTCACGCATCATGATCTCAATATCAGATGCCAGGCGATGCCCACAGAACAGGTAAAGGCTTCCGGCAGGTTTCAACACCCGCCAGAACTGGGCCAGACAGTGGTCCAGCCACTTAAGGTAATCTTCGTCCCCTTTCCACTGATTGTCCCAACCGTTGGGTTTCACCTTGAAGTAAGGCGGATCGGTAACAATCAGGTCAATGGAATCATCAGGCAGGGACTGAATAAAATGCAGGCAATCAGCGTTGATTAAATCAACACTGTTTATTTTTACAGTATTTTTCATGGATCAGTAAGCGTAACTCTGGTAGGCTCACTCTGCTTTTGCGCTAAAGCAGTGGGCCGTGGTTCGCTTGTGACCAGTAAGCATGAGCGAATGGCTGGCAGGTGCTACCAACACCCACCAGCCGCCCATTTTCACAAATTAAAAGTCCTTCATTGCTGAAGGCGTCTGTAACAGCCGAACTGGTAATCTGCCAGCCCCGCCATAACCAACTGGGTCAGTATTAACTGACAGCGTTCGCGTGAAAGATATGTGTTTTGTGCAATCTCCCCGACTGTTGCCGGTTCGATGCTTAATTCATTAAAAACAACTTTCGCCGTTTCTGTCATATCTTGCTGTTTTAGCATGTCTTTTTTCCTTCTGGTTAACATGACATACCAATAACTCTTGTCTAAAAAGCCAGCAAGATAAAAAGTCAGTATTCACGACCACCAGCGTGTTTACCGTACTGCACCAGGTTTACAGGTACAAAAAAACCCGCTCGACGGCGGGTTTAAGTTGTGTGGCGAAGTAACCACTCTTAACACAATACAATACTTTTTGCGTACGCGTTATAGTTTTCTTACAATCAACTTTCAATTAAAGGAACGAAAACATGACTACACTCAAAGAACTCAAAGAAGAGCTTGCTCAGATACAAGATGAACACGCTAAGAACAGAAAAAAGGCTGAAATTGCAGCTTTAACCGCTTCCGCTGACAATGAAATCAGACTCGCTCAGAGAAACATTGGATACAATGTACGTGAGTGGACCGTTGAAGTCATTATTCAAAAGTATGGTGATAATATTGAAAATGACAAAAACGAGCTTTTTATTCCAGATTATCAACGTGATTACAAGTGGGATACAAAAACAGCCTCTCGCTTTATAGAAAGTATTCTATTAGACTTTCCAATACCTTACCTTTACATTGCTGATGTATTTAATGAAGACCCTGAATTAGATGGTAGGGTAGAAATCATTGATGGTTCACAACGGATACGCTCTATTTATTATTTTTGGAACGATCAATTTGAGTTAAAGGATTTGAAAGAGCTTAAAAGTTTAGAAGGTTTCAAATTTTCAGATCTTTTAGCTAGCCGCCAAAGAAGATTTTTAAGAGCTTCACTAAGATTTATTGAGTTGAAAGGTGATGTTGAGGAACAACATAGAAGAGATTTATTTGAAAGGATCAACTCAGGTGTTAAAAGATTAGAAGCGATGGAAGTGAGGCATGGCTCAGATGCTGCTACCTCAATGTTCTATAAAGATGTTGTGACCCCATGCTCAACAAACTCACTTTTTTCCCAACTAGCTCCATTATCAGACCGGAAACGGTCGAATGGCGATCATCGTGAGTTAGTTTTGAGATTTTTTGCATATTTAAATGATTTAGAAAACTATAAGGGATTTGTCCGTCCCTTTATTGATAATTATTTAAATGAACAAGCAGCAGCTGTGACTACTCAACAAGATGTTGATAATTTTAAACATGATTTTGAAATGATGCTTGCTTTTGTTGCTACCCATTTCCCTATTGGCTTTAAAAAGACCGCAACAAGTAAAACCACCCCACGAGCCAGATACGAAGCCATTGCCGTGGGAACTGCACTTGCATTAAAAACTAACCCACAACTCCAGAGTCCAGCCGTACCTGTAGGTGAATGGCTATTTGAAGAGGAATTTGAAACACTTGTTACTGCTGATAGTGCAAACAATACCAGCCAGCTAAAAAACAGAATCTTTTACGTTAAAAATAAGTTGTTAGGGATTTAAAAATGAGTCTAATTGATTTACGAGATGAATATGAAGAAAGAGCAAGAGACATTATGGAACTGCTTTCTCTTGCATCATCTATAGAGATTCATACTCAGCAGTTAGATCCGCAAGCGCATCAAGATGAAATAGAATCTAATATCCTAAGGGTAAATATTTTAAAATCATCCGTTCATATGATGCTATATAATCAAGTTGAAAATACTGCCAGAGGTTGCATCGAGTCAATTTATGATCATTTACAAGATAATGAGGTGAATTACGCATCACTCAGGGAGAAGCTTCAAGTAAATATATTACATAGAATTGTTTCAGATAATGAAACAGGGCAATCCCTTTATAAAAAGATAGGCACTGACATTTCCAAAAGAATAATTTCAGCCTCATTGAATATTCGTAAAGAATTCAATGGTAATGTTTGCAAGCCTGTATTACACAAAATAACGCAGGCTTACGGAATAACTATCGCAAACTCACCTGAATGTAGAAATGGTATTGACTTAGACTTGCTTAAGGATATCAGAAACGAACTCGCGCATGGAAGTACTAGCTTCTCTAAAAAGGGGCAAATTGACCCCTTAGAAGAAGTTAAGTCTAGAGCAGAGAGAGTTGATCTATATCTTCGTTTATTAATAAACTCAACTGAAGATTATATTATCTCTAACGGATATTTATCCCCTCAACATGCCTAACAAACGTTCTCCCTATTACTTGGCCAATTATAGGGGGAACAGCATTACCAATCATCGTTCCTAACTTTTGGAATGAAAAAGGCGTATTTTTTCCAATAAATTTATAATCCATAGGAAAAGATTGTAAAATAGCAGCTTCACGCAAAGTTATTGCTCTATTTTGCTCAGGATGTCCGAATCGCCCATTACCATATCCATAACATTGGGTAGTTATTGTAGGACTAGTATCGTCCCAAACCATCCGTCCATAAACACTTTTATAGGTAGCACCTGAATGCTTTTTATGGCAATCCGCTCTAATTTCTTCAGGCCAATCATCCCACGTACCACCTGGTAAAGAGTGCAAGATTCGTTTAAGGTTAATATCCCTTAATTTAGGCGAACGATGCAATGGATCACTTTCGAGTTTCTCCCCTGCACCTATTTTTGGCAACTGACCAATAGCATCCTTTACTGTAACTTTACGGCTTACTTTTTTTTGATCAAGGCTGATTGGCCCCAATATGGACCCAATTAGAATTAATCTACGTCTATTTTGAGGCAAGCCATACTCGGAACATTTTACAACGTCGTACCACAGATGATACCCAAGAGTCTTTAATACACTAACAAACTCTTCAAAAACCTTATGATTTCTAAGTTGAGGAACATTTTCCATAGTCACAAGCTCTGGCATGACATCACTTACAATCCTCTGAAACTCAGATAAAAGACGCCACTTTGTATCATCTTTTCTGCTATTTGGATTACGATACTTGGAAAACGGTTGGCAAGGGGCACAGCCTGCAAGTAATCTAATATTTCCTTCCTTGAACATAGCAGACACATCGCTGGATTGCAGTTCAGTAACTGACTGGTTAATGAACTTCGTTAAGGGATTATTGCTCTCAATAGCGAAACGGCAGGACTCATCAATATCAATGCCATGAGAAACTTCAATCCCGGCTTTTTTTAGCCCAAAAGTTAAGCCCCCTGCGCCACAAAAAATGTCTACTGCTTGAATGTTCACAAGATTCTCCGTTACTTTACCCTGGTATTATATACACATAAAAGTTGGGAAAGTAGAATGATTTTACATAGCACTTAACTCATTGTATTAAATAAAAAAATGACAAGCATCCATCAATAAACCCCATAGCTGTTTGCATATCTTTTCGAACTGTTCCGTCTGAACATTTCCGCTTCTTTGCAATTGTACGGAGCGAAATGCCAACAACAAAGTGAGCAATTATCAGCTCATACTCTGCCGGCTTGTATTTACGCAACCTAGCGACACAACCGTCTATTATGATGCCCTCATCATCATCGCACTGAATCCGGGACTTTCTGCCATGAGGTAAAAGCCGCTTGAAGCCAGCAGCTACCGGTTGCCAGTCCACACCACTGTTTTCTGCAGCAGCCCATGCCCCCCAGCGGTCCAAAACTTCATACATATCACGCATCAACTTTCTCCACAAAATCAGGCCAGCACGCCAATTGCCAGCGCACGATCGATAAAACGAAATATCAGCTCCAGCTGGGAGCCATACATCTCTTCAAATGCCACGGTATCTGCATGCAGCTCGTCGTGATGCTTTCTGCACAAAGGCAACACAAAGAGGTCATGCGCTTTTGTACCCATTCCACCCTGACCGTGACCTATCAGGTGGTGGGGATCATCAGCAGGCTTTCCACAACATGCACACGGCTGTGTCTTAACCCAGCGCGTGTACTTTTCATTAACCCAGCGGCGACGTTTTGGGCGTAACATAAAAGACTCCGGCGACTCCGGATCCACTTTCAGCGCCAGCACCTTTTTCGCCTTATCCTGGATGATGCTGGTAGCAGGAACCGAAGGCACAAGGTCACTTTCCCGGGTGACAGACGGCACAACAGGCTTCGGTAATCTCAGTGCCTTACGGGCTGCACTTTCCGGTAAGGCATCCGCCAGGTCATTACGAATCAGCCACCAGCACAGTTCCGGCATTGTCACAACGTGACTGTCATCAAAACCGAGATCCCGACGCACAACAGACAACACCCAGCGGGCACAGTTATCCGTTGCCATTGATTCCAGCCGTTCCGTGAACTGATCGCGCAGCTGGTTATCGCAGTGCCAGCACAGACGGATTGCACCCGGAGCGTGTCGCATTGTGGTCATGTTCTCGCTGTGCCAGTCGGAATGAGGCCACTGGCAGCCTTTTTCACGAAGTAACCAGCTTTCAAGACATTCCACGCCACCAGCACGACGGATCACTGCCTCATTGCGGAACACGGCCCAAACGGCAGGATCATCCGCCAGCGGTTGTGACGCCGCGGGAACGGCACCACTGGCGAAAGATGAATAATGCTCCGGCTCAGGCTCCAGCAGGACACGCCCCTGCATAAACAGGGGCATCAGCTCTGAACCGGGCCTGAACAATACGATCCCCATACGCGGGGCAATTTCAGGGGTCAGTAGTGCTCTCACGGTCACCTCAATGAACGGTATCGAGCAGCTTTAACAGCTCAGGGAATCGGGATTCGAAGAAATGCGGCTGCGTCTCGCGCGGATTTGCGGGACTGGTGATGTTCTTGCCGAACATGCAGCCTTTCGCTGTCAGCGACCAGAATTTTTTGATGTTGTTAATCGCGGTACGGCTGTATCGTTCGCGTTGTTCAACGATCCCCAGCTTCGCCATCTGGTGATATGCCTGATTAGCCGTCAGGCGGATACCATACTGTTTCAGCAGTGCACTCAGCGACAGCGTAGGGCGACTTGAGCCATCAGGCGCGTCAGCAGGAGCATCAATGGCATAGCGCGGTGCCAGATTCGGTAAGCCAACAGCCTCCTGGAGTTTCTGACAGGCACCAAGCACTGAAGAGTTAGACAGGTTTAACTCCCGGCGCATAAAGTCCAGCAGAATCACCCCAGCCTGCATCTTGTCAGCAGCCTGCCCGGATAATTTTTCCGGTGCGCTGGTTACCATATCGAAAGTACGGATCACCTTCAGATGGAATGCCGGGCTGATCCACATTGCATAGGCATACACCAGTTCTTTGCAGACATACGTCCCCTGGTTATTTCCGCCACGAATAACGTTAACTGGCTCTATATTGACCGAGTTGCAAATCTGCAACTCGCTTATTAAACGTTCAGTTTGCTCATTGCGGAGCCAGAATGCAGGCTTATGCTTATCCAGAGAACCGGCAGCCCTGTGCAGATCGTTCAGGCTGTAACGCCCATAAGCATCACGACGAACTTCAATACCATCAATGACCATCAGATTATTCATACTTCGTTTCTCCTTTTGCTCAGGCGGCTGCACCCGCCGTTTTCTCGTACTTACTGATAGTGATCTCGACCTTCCCTTCCGGGATAACCGGTCCCCACTCCACCAGCATTCTTTTCCCCTGACTGTCGTCTTCCCACACACCCGCGTGGGTCAGGGCGTCAAACAGCGCCTTGTTATAGTTGTCCAGATCACGGCTCCGGTTATCCGGAAGGAAACAACACGATCTCCACTGAAGCAGGTGCCGACGTTGGTTTCGGCAGACGACGTAACTGCTCAACTATTGCTGCGCACGCCGCGCTCTGGAATTTTCGCCCCGCCGCGCTTATCAGGCTCTTACCAGCAAACGCCCCTTTGTTGGGGTGTCGCCAGTACGTGTTCACGCTGGGCGGGAAAGGCAGGATCAGCTTCATACTTTCAGGCCTCTCTCATGTAACCAGTGAGTTGCACGCAGCCTTGCGTTTTCCTCACCGGCAAGCAGTGAGCGGATAATCCCGACCGCCTCGCTGTCGTCGTCCTTCACCGCGGTATGAAGCGTGATCCCCCGGGCCACACCACGCTTTATCGTGATGACGCCTTTTTTCTCCAGTGCGCGAAGATGCTCCACCGCTGCATTCACTGAACGGTATCCCAGCATGGTTGCCACCTCCTGATTGGTTGGCGGAAAGCCACGTTCTTGCTGGTAAGAAATCAGCATATCCAGCACCTGCTGCTGACACTGAGTTAACGTCGTCATTAAGCCCCCACGTAATTCCCTGACAGATACCATTCATCACCCGATACAGCGCGCTTGCTGCTTTTCCGTAAGCACCGCTCTCGACGCGCCAGAAAGTTGTTTCGTTCTGGCTGGGAGTGACTTTCACGGAATGCCGCCATCCACACCGTTGCAGCACGACGGTATAAGCCCCTGGACTCCAGCTCTTCAGCCTGGCGGGTCAGGCACAAAATCACCCGGGGATCGTTAGTGCCGACATAGAAATTGCGCACAGGTCTGGTTTCACGAACAGGTTGTGGTTCCGGCTCCTGCGCTCTCTCAGTCAGGCGCGGGAAATGTCTGCGTGTATCTCCTTCACAACGGTGAGCCACACGCCCACTCTGACGTAACTTGCTTGCTGACTGCAGAACGCGCTGCCGTGAGTAACCTGCAAAAGCATCCGCAATGTCTCCGGAAGTACGGCCCGGATGGGCTTCAATGAATTTCTGAACGTCATTCAAAAGACTCATGATCACCCCCTGAATCCTGCCGGGATCTGGCTGTAGTCCACGTTGTCGTAACTGGCTTTGAAGTACGGGTCTTCACGTTTTTCTGTGTGCGTGCTGACGGACGGCGATAAGCGCAGGGAAAGCTCATCCCATTTTTCCCGCAACTTCGACGGGCTGAGCACGTTACGGCACCAGAACGGATCGCGGCTGACGCGGCTGTACATCTCGCAGATTTGTTTGTGAGTACGACCATCCTGCACACACATCAGGCGAATTTCGTTTGCCCATGCTGTCCAGTTCGGTTCTTTGGGACGAACCCCCTCGCCGTCACATTCGGCGGCCTGCTCGTACAGGGCAATGATTTTTTTCCAGAGCCACTGTGCGCAGGTCAAATCATCCTGCGTTCCCCACTGGCGCTTTTTAGGGCTGAATACAACCGCATCAGGATGGCGAGTTAAAAAATCCTGTTCAGCCGTCTGCGTGTCCGGTTGCGAAGCGTCCGGACGAGAAGGTTTTTTATCTGACGGATCATGTTTTGATTTTACTGACGGATCCCCGCCAGATTCTGACGGGTGAAAACCCGCTTTTTTGCCAGATTTCGACGCATCAAATTTTGACGTGTCAGATTTTGATGCGTCAGATTTTGATGCGTCAGATTTTGATGCGTCAGATTTTGACGGGTCAGAATCTGACAGTTGAGAAAATGCCGCTGCCTGAAGCTTCGCAACGTTAAGCTGATAAACATTCGACGCATTGCGGTTACCCTGGCGACGCGCCTTACGCGTTAACCAGCCTTCTGCTTCCAGCCGTGCGATAGCCGTTCTGACGGTACTCATCCCCGCGCCAATCTGACGGGCAATAGTTTCAATTGATGGCCAGCACACACCTTCGTCATTACTGAAATCAGCCAGGCGGGCCATAATTGCCACGCTGGATAATTTCATGCCTGACGCAGCGCAACCATCCCATACATAGCCGGTTAATTTAGTGCTCATGACCGACCTCTATTTCCCTGAATTTACGACGAAACTGTTCGAGCGGGCTGAAGCACTCATGCTCATAGCCTTCACGGAGGTAGATAACCCGTTGTGTTTCCGGCTCCCAACGAATGACTCTGACGGGCACTCCGTAGTGATCTTTGAACCAGCGGTTAACTTGTCGCAAAGGACTGTCTCCTTCTGCCGGTTGAAATCCCCCACAGCCCACTCAGCAAAGCTGTGGGTTACAATTTCCCTGTCACCTGGTACATTTACTGCATAGCAATACTCCACCTTCGCTTTTCCACCCGGTACAGGAAGCGCAATCAGTTGCGAGCGACGGTAGTGTGTTGTTAAACTGTTCATGCGTTAGTTTCTCCACAACCAGAAGCAATCGACGCCACGACGCCCGGAGCTGCACACTCGCGGGCGTCATTACTTTCTGAAACGCAAAAAATTTTGTAGACCAGTGCTGCATGCTCCTGCAGCTTCGAAATTGAGAGGTACAGCTCGTCGTTAATTGCTGTCTTCTCATGCGGTTCCACTACACCGTCTTCGATTGCCGAACGAATCTGTTTTGAATAACTGCCGATCTGTTCAATGACTTCCAGTAAACGCTGGTTAATATCGGCATTGTCCACATCCTCGACGTCAGGAAGAGACACAAAGACGCCATTTGCAGACTGCGCCACAGCGTCGGCAATGAAGTGAGTGCCACCAGCACGTTGTAAAATCATTGCCCATCCCAGCGGGAAAATCTGATCGCCATCGGCACGAAGGCGGTTAAATAATGCGTTCTCTGTTACATCCAGCCACTCAGCAGCTTCAGCGTAACCCCCCGGCAACGCCGCGATAGTTTTTCTGACAGCTTTCACGTACCACTCAGGCTGTTTTTCCACTTTCCAGTGATGATTACCCACGGCTTACCTCCTGTTCCTGTGGTTTAAACCCATTCTGGTTTTGGCTAGATTGAAAACGTGCCGGATAAAGAATCTGCATTTCGCTGATTTCACCCTTAAAAAAATTGGCCAGACGTTCTGCAAGATCGATAGATGGAATTTGTTCCAGTCTTTCAATACGACTCAGCGTCGCTGGATTGACCTGAACGCCAGCAGCAACATGCTGCAAAGTAAATCCGTGCGCCTTACGCACATTCCGTAATGGTGATTGCATATGACCTCCACATATTGCGTGATGAGCATATTATTTCACGCAAATATTTTGCGCAAGTTGATTTGCTTAACGCGCAATAAAGAAATGTAATAAACGCATGAACATAGGAAACCGAGTCAGACAACTTCGCCAGGCGAAGAACATGAAAATCGCCGATCTCGCTGAAGCAATAGGAGTGGATGCGGCGAATATCTCACGCCTGGAAACAGGTAAGCAGAAACAATTCACTGAACAAGCCCTGAGTAATATTGCCAGGAGCTTAGGTGTTGATATTGCTGATCTCTTTACCTCAGACGTCAAAAGTAATACTGTATGTAAAAACAGTATTAGTGAGGATGTTGCGCAGGTGAAGGATGTATTCCGTATTGAAATGCTGGATGTCAGTGCCAGTGCGGGAAATGGCCTTATCCAGGGCGGTGATGTCATTGATGTGATTCATGCCATTGAATACAGAACTGATAATGCTGTATCGATGTTTGGCGGACGGCCAGCCAATCACATTAAAGTTATCAACGTTCGTGGGGACAGTATGTGTCCAACCATTGAGCCAGGAGATCTCATCTTCGTTGATGTCAGTATCAATCAGTTTGATGGAGATGGTATCTATGTATTTGGTTTTGATGATAAAATTTATGTCAAACGACTGCAAATGATACCTGACAAACTACTGGTGATTTCTGATAACCAGATTTACCGTGAATGGGGAATTACCAGCGAAAATGAACACCGGTTTATGGTCTTTGGAAAGGTCTTAATCAGCCAGTCACAAACCCTTAAGCGACACAATTAACCCTTACCTCCTCATCAATTAGCCACCCAAAGGTGGCTTTTCATTACCCTTTAAATTGCATATCTCGCAACAAAAACACTTGCATAATGCGCAACTTCATTTTATCTTTCTTTCCAGACAAACAAACAAGGTACTAACAAAATTTGGTTGTAACACGGCGTATGGCACATGCGTCGTTAGCGGTCTGGGGACGTTAAAGGGGACAATCCACTCCTTGCTCGGGCAAACAAACCAGGTAGCCGGAATGTGCAAGTCAATGATGATGCTGATAAGACGCCTAACCAGCGTGGCGATTCGGTTTGACGCCTGGGAAGAGACCAGGGTGCAACGATGAGGGCATTTATGGAGCCGCGACAAAGTGTGGTGCCGTAACTGGCTAAGTGCTCTCAGCGTTGTGGTAATCCGCGAAATGGCGCGGCGGTAAGTATGGCGGGGTTACTCTTTCCCCGCTGAGGACACCGGATTGTCAGGTTGACCATACGCCTGAGTGACAACCCCACCACAACAGCCACTGCTTTGGCGGTACCAGTTTGTACCCTTGCTTCCGGCTGGTACCGCTCTTTTTACAAAACAGAGAAGAGCATCACCGGACGACGGGCTCATAACCCAATCCATCCGGGCGGCAGTCACCGCAGGTGTTCTTCTCTGTTTTGTGGAGAAACTAACCGACCTTGCAGGGTCGATATGATGAGGAGCAGCAAAATGGCTAGCGAACGCAGTACTGATGTGCAGGCATTTATCGGGGAGCTGGACGGCGGCGTATTTGAAACCAAAATCGGCGCAGTTCTCAGTGAAGTCGCTTCCGGTGTGATGAACACGAAAACCAAAGGTAAGGTCTCGCTCAACCTGGAAATCGAACCATTTGATGAGAACCGTGTGAAAATCAAACACAAACTCTCATATGTTCGCCCGACTAACCGCGGGAAAATTTCCGAAGAAGACACCACCGAAACACCGATGTATGTCAATCGCGGTGGTCGCCTGACTATTCTGCAGGAAGACCAGGGACAATTACTGACTCTTGCCGGTGAACCTGACGGAAAACTCCGCGCAGCAGGTCATTAATATCGTTCTTAATTAACTGATTATTTATCTCATCACTGAATATCTTTATATAGTGAGGACTTATTATGTCTCAGAACTTAGACGCAACCGAAATTAATCAAATCCATGCCCTTATTTCTGCTCAGGGTGTTAATGAAATTATCAGTAAGATTGGTGCCGATGCTGTGGCATTGCCTGAGAATTTCCGCATTCATGATCTGGAAAAATTTAATTTAAATCGCTTCCGTTTCCGTGGTGCGCTTTCCACTGCCAGCATTGATGACTTTACCCGTTATTCTAAAGATCTTGCAGATGAAGGCACCCGCTGCTTTATCGATGCTGATAATATGCGAGCCGTCAGTGTGCTTAACCTGGGTACTATTGATGAACCAGGTCACGCAGATAACCCCGCCACTCTCAAACTGAAAAAGACAGCACCGTTCTCTGCCCTGTTGTCTGTTAACGGCGAGCGTAACTCCCAGAAGTCACTGGCAGAATGGATTGAAGACTGGGCCGACTACCTTGTGGGCTTTGATGCTAATGGTGACGCCATTCAGGCAACAAAAGCGGCTGCGGCGGTCCGTAAAATCACGATTGAAGCAAACCAGACCGCTGATTTTGAAGACAATGACTTCAGCGGCAAACGCTCTCTGATGGAGTCTGTCGAAGCGAAAACTAAAGACATTATGCCAGTAGCATTTGAGTTTAAATGCGTTCCGTTTGAAGGCCTGAAAGAACGTCCGTTTAAATTACGCCTCAGCATTATCACTGGTGATCGCCCTGTACTGGTTCTGCGCATTATTCAGCTGGAAGCAGTACAGGAAGAAATGGCTAACGAATTTCGTAATCTGCTTGTTGAAAAATTCAAAGACAGCAAAGTAGAAACCTTTATTGGTACTTTCACCGCCTGATTTCATTACTGCAAATGCCCCTGCGGGGGCATTTATAGAAACGTAATTAACTCAATAATCGCCTGATGGCGAGGGTTTTCTTTAACCAAAATTCAGCGCGGTACAGCGCATATACGTGGAGAACAAAATGTCATTTATTAAAACTTTTTCCGGGAAGCATTTTTATTATGACAGGATAAATAAAGACGACATCGATATTAACGATATCGCGGTTTCCCTTTCAAATATCTGTCGCTTTGCCGGTCATCTTTCGCACTTCTACAGCGTCGCCCAACATGCGGTTCTTTGCAGCCAGTTGGTGCCGCAGGAATTTGCTTTTGAAGCGTTAATGCATGATGCAACAGAAGCGTATTGCCAGGACATTCCCGCACCACTGAAACGCCTTCTTCCTGACTATAAACAAATGGAAGAAAAAATAGACGCCGTAATCCGTGAGAAATACGGGTTACCCCCAGTTATGAGTACGCCCGTGAAATATGCCGATCTCATCATGCTGGCAACCGAACGCCGCGATCTCGGGCTTGATGATGGCTCTTTCTGGCCTGTACTGGAAGGTATCCCGGCAACAGAGATGTTCAACGTGATTCCACTGGCACCGGGCCATGCCTACGGGATGTTTATGGAACGCTTTAACGAGTTATCGGAGTTACGCAAATGCGCATGAATGTTTTCGAAATGGAAGGGTTTCTTCGTGGGAGATGTGTACCGCGAGATCTGAAAGTAAATGAAACAGATGCTGAATACCTGGTGCGTAAATTCGATGCGCTTGAAGCTAAATGTGCAGCACAGGAAAACAAAGTAATACCAGTGTCAACTGAACTGCCACCAGCAAATGAAAGTGTTTTGTTATTCGATGCTAACGGAGAAGGCTGGCTAATTGGTTGGCGTTCTCTCTGGTACACCTGGGGACAAAAAGAAACCGGAGAATGGCAGTGGACATTTCAGGTTGGGGACCTTGAAAACGTCAATATCACTCACTGGGCAGTAATGCCAAAAGCACCGGAGGCTGGAGCATAATGACCACTTTTACCGACAAAGAACTGATTAAAGAAATTAAAGAGCGTATCAGCAGCCTTGACGTGCGAGACGATATTGAGCGCCGTGCTTATGAAATCGCACTCCTATCTCTGGAAGTAGAACCAGATGAACGCGAAGCTTATGAATTATTCATGGAAAAGCGTTTCGGTGACTTAGTAGATCGTCGGAGAGCAAAAAACGGCGATAACGAATACATGGCATGGGATATGACTCTCGGTTGGATCGTCTGGCAGCAACGAGCTGGTATCCATTTTTCAACAATGTCACAGCAAGAGGTGAAATAATGGAGCCATACAGCCTCACACTCGATGAGGCCTGTCATTTTCTCAAGATATCCAGACCGACTGCCATTAACTGGATACGCACAGGGCGTCTTCAGGCAACACGCAAAGATCCCACTAAGAATAAATCTCCTTACCTCACAACACGACAAGCCTGCATTGCGGCTCTTCAGTCTCCGCTGCATACTGTCCAGGTGAGCGCGGGTGATGGCATAACAGAGGAAAGAAAATGTCACTCTTCCGCAGAGGTGAAATATGGTACGCCAGTTTCACATTGCCGAACGGTAAAAGATTTAAACAGTCTCTTGGAACAAAGGACAAAAGGCAGGCGACAGAACTCCATGACAAGCTAAAGGCTGAAGCATGGCGGGTCAGCAAACTTGGTGAAATACCTGATATAACGTTCGAGGAAGCGTGTGTCAGGTGGCTTGAAGAGAAAGCACATAAAAAATCACTGGACGATGACAAAAGCCGGATCGGATTCTGGCTTCAACATTTCGCAGGAATGCAACTAAGAGACATTACTGAATCAAAAATTTATTCAGCAATGCAGAAAATGACGAACCGGCGTCATGAGGAAAACTGGAGACTCAGGGCAGAAGCATGCAGAAAAAAAGGGAAACCTGTTCCAGAATACACGCCAAAACCAGCGTCCGTTGCAACGAAGGCTACGCATCTTTCATTTATAAAGGCCCTACTAAGAGCCGCAGAGCGTGAATGGAAAATGCTGGATAAGGCACCAATTATTAAAGTGCCTCAACCAAAGAATAAACGGATCCGCTGGCTGGAGCCCCATGAAGCACAAAGGCTGATTGATGAATGTCCGGAGCCATTAAAGTCTGTTGTTGAATTTGCACTGGCAACAGGCTTAAGACGCTCGAACATCATCAACCTTGAATGGCAACAAATAGACATGCAGCGCCGGGTGGCATGGATAAACCCGGAAGAGAGTAAATCAAACCGCGCAATTGGCGTTGCGCTGAATGATACTGCATGTCGCGTTTTGAAAAAACAAATCGGGAATCATCACCGTTGGGTATTTGTGTACAAGGAAAGCTGTACCAAACCAGACGGAACGAAAGCGCCAACAGTAAGGAAGATGCGGTATGACGCAAACACAGCCTGGAAAGCGGCGCTGAGACGGGCTGGTATTGATGATTTCAGATTTCACGACTTGAGACACACCTGGGCAAGTTGGCTGGTTCAAGCCGGAGTCCCGTTGTCAGTGTTACAGGAAATGGGAGGCTGGGAGTCTATCGAAATGGTTCGTCGATATGCTCACCTTGCACCTAATCACCTTACCGAACACGCACGGCAAATAGACTCGATCCTGAACCCATCGGTCCCAAATTTGTCCCAGTCAAAAAATAAGGAAGGTACTAATGATGTGTAACTTATTGATTTTAATGGTGCCGATAATAGGAGTCGAACCTACGACCTTCGCATTACGAATGCGCTGCTCTACCAACTGAGCTATATCGGCCCTGAAAGGACATGTTCACGAACGTGAATCACGGTGGACAAGGTTAAAACTAACCGGGCGATGCGTCAATGGCCTTGTGAATCAAATGGCTACTTTTGCATCACCCGGTTTTATTTACGCACGAATGGTGTAATCACCAATGCCGATCCACTTGTAAGTGGTCAGTGCTTCCAGCCCCATTGGGCCACGCGCGTGGAGTTTTTGTGTGCTTACCGCCACTTCCGCACCCAGACCAAACTGGCCGCCGTCGGTAAAACGCGTAGAGGCGTTAACGTAAACAGCGGACGAATCCACTTCGTTAACAAAACGCTGGGCGTTGCGCATATCGCGGGTCAGGATCGCATCGGAGTGTTGTGTGCCGTGTTCACGAATATGGGCGATGGCATCGTCAAGATCGCTGACGATTTTGACGTTCAAATCTAATGACAGAAACTCATCGTCATACTCTTCGGCTTTAACAGCAACCACCTTCGCAGGGCCTGCCTGCAACTGCGCCAGTGCAGCTGCATCTGCGTGTAATGTCACGCCGCTTTCCGCCATTTGTTTGCTTAATGCGGGCAGGAAGCTATCGGCGATGTTTTTATTCACCAGCAACGTTTCAACCGTATTACATGTGCTCGGACGCTGAGTTTTCGCGTTGACGATCACTTTTAATGCTTCAGCGATCTCTACACTTTCATCAACGTAAATATGGCATACGCCTATACCACCTGTGATCACCGGGATTGTCGACTGTTCACGGCACAGTTTATGCAAACCAGCGCCACCACGCGGGATCAGCATGTCGATGTATTTATCCATACGCAGCATTTCACTGACCAGCGCACGGTCAGGATTATCAATCGCCTGCACGGCACCCGCCGGTAAGCCGCAGGATTTCAGGGCGTCCTGAATCACCGCCACCGTTGCAGCGTTAGTGCGACACGTTTCTTTGCCACCGCGCAGGATCACCGCATTACCGGTTTTCAGGCACAGCGAAGCGACATCAACCGTCACGTTCGGGCGCGCTTCATAAATCACGCCAATAACCCCCAGCGGTACGCGACGACGCTCAAGACGCAGGCCGCTGTCCAGTACGCTGCCATCGATTACCTGCCCCACCGGATCGGCGAGGTTACACACCTGGCGCACATCATCGGCAATGCCTTTCAGCCGTGCGGGCGTCAGTGCCAGACGGTCAAGCATCGCTTCGCCAAGGCCATTGGCACGCGCGTCAGCAACATCCTGGGCGTTAGCGTTGAGGATGATTTCGCTTTGTGCTTCCAGTTCATCGGCGATTTTTTCCAGCACGCGATTTTTTTCGCGGCTGGAGAGTTGCGCTAATTTATACGAGGCTTGCTTCGCGGCAATGCCCATTTGTTCCAGCAT